GTTAAGCATATTAAGAAAGGATATTCCAAGGATGGTTTAACCGATAAAGAGAAAGGTATTGCTTTTGCTACTGCTTGGAAAGCATATAATAAGGAAGAGTTTGAAATCGAAGAGGGTATGCATAGAGATGCTAAAACTGGAGAAGTTGTCAATAAAGCAGTTCCTGGTAAAACTTATTATCCCAATCAACCACTGAAAAAGACTTCAGTTGCAATTGAAAAAGAAAAGAAGATGAAAGAGGAACTTGAAATCGAAGAAGGCATGACCATGAAAGATTTCAAAGCAAACCGCAGAAAACTCAAGCGTCAGGAAGCTTCTGCTGATGCTAAGAAGAGAGGTCATGTTGGTAAAGAATGGTACAACAGTGGTAGAACCTATTCTCCCGATGAAGCAAAGAGAAGTCGTGAAAACATGCAGGATCATGAAAGACGCACGAGACATCGTAGTGCTGTAGATCCTGATAATGAGGATGATAATAACTACTCTGCAGACAAGACGAAGAATCCTAAGAAACTCCGTAAGCAAAAAGCAATGGGAGAAGCACTTTCATTCTCGAACTTTATGGAAGCACGTAGAATGGATAAGGAAGGTGTTGATCGTGGAGATTCTCGTCGTGCTGAACGTGCTGAAAAAGCAAGAGCATCTCTAGCAGCAAAAGCAAAGAGACAATCAGTTCTCGATAAGCATGAGAAGAAGACTGGAACTAAACTAGACATCTCTAGATCGAAAGAAGGTAGAGAACATGCTAAGAACTTCCCTGGTTCTAGACAGCAACCAAAGGAAAGAGGTAGGAAAGAAACTCCATCTGAGACTCAGAATAGAAGAATTAATGCGTCTAATCAGAGAAAGATTAAACACGGATTTACTTCTAAGGAAAGAAAAGAAGCAGAATCAATGGCAAAGCATACATCTCGTTTTGACTAAATAAAAGGGGAGACCCATACATTAAAACAAAGTTAAGGAGGTCATTATGGGAGCAGTAGTCGCAGTGGTAAAACCACTTCTTATGCAAATCGCAACCAGTCCTGCAGTCAAAAAACTAGTTCTAGATCTTCTAGAAAAGTATGTAAAGACAACTGATAACAGCATTGATGATATGATTCTAACTACTGTTAGAGCAGCAATGTTCAAAGATCAAGTTACTGGTCAAGTATCAGACGCAGCTGCAAAACTCGGCATTAAACTATGATTACGTGTATCGTAACAAATTGGGGAGTAACCATCTTTTTGGGGTTACTCCTTTCTTTATCTGAATGGTTATCAAAAACAGATAGAACCAAAGCAAATGGAATATTGGATTTTATACAGATATTTCTAAAACGGGTATTACATAAATAAATACAGAATATAAAAGTTTACTGGAGAATACAATGTCTCTTTACGGAAAAACAGATACAACTGGAAACCAGAATAAAGCAGCTGCTTCTTTAGGAAATGGTTATGGTTCTGTGAGTAAAACTGTTGTTTATGTTGATGACACTGAAGCATCTCTAGCAGAAAATAAGAGTCGTGGCATCACTGCTCCTGGATGGTGGGCATACAGTACATTTACTGATGCTGAAGGTGTTACTCGTCACAAAGCAGAGCATCTTGTATCATTCACTGATGGTGAAGCAAATGCAGATGAATCACTTGCAGATGACACCATTGCAGCAGACGTTGCATCTGCAGTAACCATCACTGGTCAACCTGCTAATGCAACCACAGTTTCTGGTGCTGCAACATTCACCGTTACAACCAGCACAACTGGAACACCTGGCACTCTTGCATATCAGTGGCAACGTCAAACAGCAACAGGAACTACCTGGGCAAACGTTAGCAACAGTGGTATTTATAGTGGAGTTACTACCGCAACTCTAACTCTAACAGGTGCAACTTCAGCAGTAAACGGATTCAAATTTAGAGTGAAGATTACATCTGCTGGTGGTACTGAAGAAGTAATTTCTAACGGTGCTGCAACTCTAACATTTGGAACCTGATAATTAGAAGTATGTTATGAGATTTGATGAGTTAAATGCCGATAATTACTTAATGTTTGCCATTAAACATTATGAAAATCCTCAATCGGTTACGAAAGAGGATTTTGATGAAGATATGAAGAGATTCAAGTATCTTAAAAGATTACTTAGAAAATATTTGAAGGGTGGTGAACTAAGAACTCATCTAATCTTAAATCATATTATTATTCTTTTTAACGTCTTTGGTGATGCTACAATTCCATTAATGATGTATAAATTGGAACGTGAATATTGGTCGTCACTAAAGACGTTCCTGGTTTTTCTTGATAGGTATCCAGAATATAATGATGGATCACTACATAATGTTGATATTGATATGGACATTTACAACGAACTAACTTCGGTATAACTATGGAAGGTCAATCTAATCCCCCAACTAATTCTATTGGTCCTAATCAAGGTGCTGAAGTATCTTTGCCCCCTTCCGTAGAACCAGGAAAACGTTTGAGACTTCGTAAGACTATCCAAAAAAGACTCAATAAAGAACTAGAAAAAATGAGGAGGGGATGATGCCATTTGGACTAGGAAGAGATTTAGATGTCTTAGAAGCAAAATTTCAAATATATGAAGATCTCTCTAAGGAGATGTTGGATAAACTAGAACGTGCCGTTGATAGAATTAGTGAGGGTAATCAGCAAGTTGCCCTTATTCTTGAACGACATGAAAATAGATTAGAACAAGTAGATAAAGCAGACGCAGCAATATTGGAACTTATTAAAGCAATCAATAATAAACTAGAGAAACTAGAAAGAAAAGTAGAAGAACTTTCAAAGTTTCGTTGGGTGACTATGGGAGTTGCCACCACCGCAATTATTGTCATGGGATCAGCATCATTTTTCGGCAACCTCTTGACAGTCGGCAAGTCTGGTGCTAATGTGAGTGGAGGAAATATCACACATACCAGATGAATTTTGTTGATGCGAAGTACGTTTCGTTACTTCAACCTCGTTTTGAAAAATTCGCAAAGAAAAAAGAGAATCTCTATAATCTTCGATGCCCTTATTGTGGTGACTCACAAAAGCACAGGACTAAGGCACGAGGATATTTTTATGAACGAAAAGGTGACTACGTATATAAATGCCATAACTGTGGTGTAGGTAGAACACTTTCTAATTTCTTAAAGGAACATGCTGCAGATTTGCATTCTCAATACATCTTAGAAAGTTATAAAGAAACTTCGGTTGGTAAGGGAACCTATCGACCAGAACCGAAATTTGCATTTGAAAAACCAAAGTTTCAACACAAAGAAGAAGGAATCATTCCTATAGACAAACTAAATAATGGACACCCAGCAGTTCAATATTTACTGTCACGAAAGATACCTCAAGAGAAATTCTCTGAGTTGTACTATGCAGAAAAATATAAGACTTGGGTAAATACACAAAAAGATACTTTCAAAGTAGTAGATCCTGATCATTCTAGGATTGTGATTCCACTAATATCAAATGGTGTTTGGTTTGGGTTTCAAGCACGTGCAATGAACCCTAGAAATCCACTGAGATATATTACAACTATTTTGGATAGTGACCAACCAAAAATTTTTAATCTTGATGGTGTTAATTATGATGAACCTGTTTATGTAACAGAAGGACCAATTGATAGTCTATTTCTAGATAATGCAATTGCAATGGTTGGTGCAGATGTGGATTGGATGTTTGTTCTTGCTAACGAGTATACAGATTTTGTATTTGTATATGACAATGAACCAAGGAATCCACAAATTGTAAAACGTATGGAGACTATTATTGCTAGACAATATCCTATAGTTATTTGGCCAAAAACTATTAAAGAGAAGGATATTAATGAGATGGTTCTATCTGGACATGATGTTCAAAACGTGATAGAATCAAACACCTTTCAAGGTCTAGAAGCACAAATAAAACTCGCAGAATGGAAAAAGGTATGAGCAACGGTACAAAAGTTAAAAAAAGAAACGGTCAACTAGAGGGTCTGAATCTGGATAAGATTCATATTATGGTAGAACATGCTTGTGCAGATCTCTCTGGGGTTTCTGCTTCACAAGTAGAAATGCAATCTGGTATTCAATTTTACGATGGAATCACTACGGCAGAAATTCAAGAAATTTTGGTCAGATCAGCAAGTGATCTTATTTCTCTTGACCATCCAAACTATCAGTTTGTTGCTGCTCGTCTTCTCCTGTTCGGTCTATATAAGCAAGTCTTTGGAGCTAATTGGAAAGTAGCATTCCCAGATGTTCATGATCATCTTACTGGTGGAGTCTCGTTGGGTATCTATGACTCAGAACTCCTTGGTAAATATTCTATGGATGAGTGGGATAAGATCAATACTTTTATTGATCATGATCGTGACTTTTTGTTCACATATGCAGGATTGCGTCAGGTTGTAGATAAATATCTTGTGCAGGATAGAAGCAATTCAAAAATTTATGAGACTCCTCAGTATGCATATATGCTTGTTTCAGCAACTATCTTTGCCGAATATCCTAAAGAGACACGTCTCACATATGTGAAGAAGTACTATGACGCAATCAGCAAGCACAAGATCAACGTGCCCACTCCCATCCTCGCAGGAGTTAGGACACCACTTCGACAATTTGCGTCTTGTGTTCTTGTTGATAGTGATGACACCCTCGATAGCATCTTTACTAGTGACATGGCTATTGGTCGTTATGTTGCACAAAGGGCAGGAATCGGTATCAACGCAGGTCGAATCCGTGGTATCAACAGTAAGATCCGAGGGGGAGAAGTTACTCACACAGGTGTTATTCCATTCCTCAAAAAGTTTGAAGCAACTGTCAGATGCTGCACTCAAAATGGCATCCGTGGTGGATCAGCAACTGTCCACTTCCCAATCTGGCACCAAGAGATCGAAGACATCCTAGTACTAAAAAATAATAAAGGAACCGAGGACAACCGTGTTCGTAAGTTAGACTACAGTATCCAGATCAGCAAACTCTTCTATGAACGATTCATCCGTAACGAAGACATCTCACTCTTCTCCCCTCATGACGTTCCAGGTCTGTCTGATGTTTTTGGTCTTGCTGGATTTGACGAACTATATCTGGTTTACGAACGAGATCAGTCTATTCCAAGAAAGACTATCAATGCTCAAGAACTCATTCTGGACCTCCTGAAAGAACGTGCCGAGACTGGTCGCATCTATATCATGAACATCGACCACTGTAATGAGCATTCTTCTTTCAAGGATAAAGTTTGGATGAGCAACCTCTGCCAAGAGATTACTCTTCCCACCAAACCCCTCCAGCATATCGATGACCCAGAAGGTGAGATTGCTCTGTGTATTCTCTCTGCTGTTAACGTTGGTAAACTTAAGAACCTTGATGAACTAGAAGATCTTTGTGATCTCTCTGTTCGTGGTCTAGATGCACTGATTGATTATCAAGAGTATCCTGTAATTGCAGCAGAAAATTCTACAAAGAATCGTCGTTCTCTTGGTATTGGATATATTGGTCTTGCACACTATCTTGCTCGTCATGGTGAGCACTATGATGATCCTCAAGCATGGAAACTAGTTCATGATCTTACTGAAGCATTTCAGTATTATCTACTAAAATCATCCAATGAACTTGCTAAAGAGAAGGGTGCTTGTGGTTACTTTGATCGCACAAAGTATTCTGATGGTATTCTTCCAATCGACACCTACAAAAAAGATGTAGACGAAATCGTACCTAACGAGTTGAAATATGATTGGGAAACACTTAGAGCATCCATCCTGGCTCACGGTCTCAGGAACTCAACACTGTCCGCACAAATGCCATCGGAGAGCAGTTCCGTTGTGTCAAATGCAACAAACGGAATCGAACCTCCTAGAGGGTATCTGTCCGTTAAGAAATCGAAGAAGGGACCTCTTAAGCAGATTGTCCCCCAGTATCAAACTCTTAAGAACAATTATACGTTACTCTGGGATATGCCTAGCAATACTGGCTACATTAACATTGTTGCTGTTATGCAAAAGTTCTTCGATCAAGCGATTTCTGGAAACTGGTCGTATAATCCAGAGAATTATGCCGATAATGAAGTTCCTACTTCGGTAATGGCACAAGATTTTCTGAATACATATAAGTACGGTTGGAAAACCTCTTACTATCAAAATACATATGATGCTAAGAAGGATGCTGATTCTGACACCAATGAAGAGAAACTAAAAGCATTGCTTGATGATTTGAGTTTGGCAGGTGAAGAAGATTGTGATTCATGTAAAGTTTAAGGGAGAAATCAATGGTAGAAGGTATGACAGTTTTCAATACTGAAAAGGTTGAGACTAAGAAACAACCCATGTTCTTTGGTGCTCCCTTGGGAGTTCAACGTTATGATGGATTTAAATATCCTGTATTTGATAAACTTACGGAGACACAAACTGCATATTTCTGGAGACCCCAGGAGGTCTCCCTCCAAAAGGATCGTGCTGATTATCAACAACTACGTTCTGAACAAAAGCATATCTTTACTTCTAATTTGAAGTATCAGATTCTGCTTGATTCTGTTCAGGGTCGTGGTCCAGGAATTGCATTTATTCCATATTGCTCTCTTCCTGAACTGGAAGCATGTATGGAAGTGTGGGGATTCATGGAAATGATTCACTCACGTTCTTACACATACATCATCAAAAATGTTTACTCTGATCCTAGTGAGGTGTTTGATAAAATTTTAGATGATGAAAATATTTTGAGAAGGGCAAAAAGTGTAACAAAAGCATATGATGAATTCATTCGTGCTGCACAAGATTACTCTTCTGGAAATCAGTGGCAACATCAATTAGAAGGTGTTCCTGCTGCTAAAGAAACTTTGTACGAATTGAAGAGGAAACTCTATCGTGCAATCATGAATGTTAACATCTTAGAGGGGATTAGGTTCTATGTTTCGTTTGCTTGCAGCTTTGCGTTTGGTGAACTCAAACTCATGGAAGGATCAGCTAAAATTATCTCTCTCATCGCAAGAGACGAAAGCCAGCATCTTGTCATCACACAAAATATTATCAAGAACTGGAATAACGGGGATGACCCAGACATGCACCAAATTGCTCAAGAAGAGCAAGAAAACGTTTATCAAATGTTTAGAGAAACTGTAGATGAAGAAAAAGCATGGGCAGAATATCTATTCAAAGACGGATCTATGATTGGTCTGAATGATAAACTACTTGGTCAATATGTTGAATGGGTTGCCAACCGTCGTATGAAGGCAATTGGATTAAAACCAATTTATGATGTACCTCAAAATAATAATCCTCTTCCATGGACCGAGCATTGGTTGAATTCTAAGATGATGCAGAATGCTCCTCAAGAAACTGAGATCGAATCTTATGTTATTGGTGGGATTAAACAAGACGTAAAAACTGATACATTTGCAGGATTTAAACTATGACTGTACCCGCACCAGGACTATCCATCATTAAACAATTTGAAGGATGTCATTTAAAAGCATATCCAGATCCTCTTTCTGGTGGGTTGCCAATCACAATTGGTTGGGGAACTACCCGTAAGAAAGATGGATCTCCATTTAAATTGGGTGATACAATCACCCAACAAGAAGCAGATGATTTACTCATCTCACAATGTGAAACTCAATTCATTCCAGCACTAAAGAAAATTCCACACTGGAGTGAAATGACACCAGAGCAGCAAGGTGCTATCCTAAGTTTTGCTTATAACTTAGGTGCAGGATTTTATGGTGATAGAAGTAATTTCAATTCTATCACTACTGCACTTTCGTCCAAAGCAAACTGGAAGGATGTACCTGCTGCTCTTTATAAGTATAGGAACCCAGGCACGAATGTTGAGGCAGGATTGGCTCGACGCAGAACTGCTGAGGGTGAATTATGGAAGAAAGGTTTAGCAAACTCAACAAACGTAACACCACAAAAGGAGTTTAAAATGTCTAAAGTACTACTTAATTTCTTTAAGTTTTATGATGAAAATAATGCCAACCATGTTGCTGCAGTTGGTCTATTAGAAGCATCGATTCCTGAGCACCTCAAGCAAGATTCCCCATGGGTGGTTGCTTATCGTGGAGGCAATGCTGCAGGTGGTCCTGTGGATCTCCACAAGTTCTTTGAGTTCTTCTCAGAACGCAATGCAGGGCACGTGGAGGGGGTCAGTCTGCTAGAGGAAGCAATGCGTCAGACGGACCCCGACTGCCTCGTAGACGACGGTGCAGGTGGTGCTCAGGATGCTGCATGGATCGAGAAGTACCGTAGCAAGCCACCCATCCCACCTATCCTAGCAGTACCATACTTTAACCAGGTGGATAACTATCGTGATGCCCATAGAACATGCAACTCATCCTCATGTGCAATGTGCCTTGAGTTCCTCAAGCCAGGTACTCTCAAGGGTGCTAAGGGTGATGATGCGTATGTCACGAAGGTATTTGCGATTGGTGATACTACTGACCATTCGGTTCAGACGAAGGTTCTTGCGTCGTATGGTATCAAGTCCCATTTCTCATACAATCTTTCTTTTGCTGATCTGGATAAGTCCCTTGCTGCTGGTAAGCCCGTGGTTATTGGTATTCTCCACCGTGGTTCTCTTAGTGCTCCTACTGGTGGACACATGTGTGTAGTTATCGGTAAGAAGGGTGATGGATATGTCGTGAATGATCCCTATGGTTCATGCAACGATGGTTATACTGGTCCTGTAACTAACGGTAAAGGTGCTGTATACAGCAGAGCAATGCTCAAAGCACGTTGGTGTCCTGGTGGCAACGACGGCTGGGGCAGAATCTTTGACTGATTCTTATGGCAGAACCTAGTTATTACTTGTGGTTATTAGTATTTGGAATCTTTGCATACATTTGTATCATGGATTCCAATGTAATTAAATTCATACACTTAGTTCTCCAGTTGATTCGGATTAATATTATCCGTTTCTTCTGGGGGAATAAGATGCGGATTGGTTTGGAGATTTCTAGATGGAAGATGAAGAGAGATATGGAAAAGTTTATCAAAGAACAGAATAAAGATAAATAATAGTATATCGTCGGCGCAGGTTGTCAGGTGACAAAGACCACTTGACAACCCCTTTTTTTATCTGTAGAATCAACCATGTGGAGGGTTGAGAGACATACTAAGGAGTTATAGAGATGGTAGATAAGTCAAAGTTCACATGTCCTTATTGTGGTGGATTATTCGGTTGTACTCCACAAGGACAAGTAAGTATATACTCTGTTAAAATATACAACTCTCATGTAGAGAAATGTCCACAAAGACCAAAGTTATGTAAAAGTTGTTAACTAAATACCTCCATGACGGAGGTATTCTTAATGGGTAGTTATGAAAATCCTTGGATGTATAATTCAGAAGTTTTTGAATCGGATCACATTCAAGATTATTTTGGTTTTGTTTATCATATACACTGCCGTTCAACTGGTAGGTCTTACATTGGTAGAAAATATTTCTGGAGTTTCAAGACACCGAAAGGAAAATCTAGAAAGGTTAAATCAGAGTCTGACTGGAAAAAGTATTATGGATCCTGTCCAGAACTTAAAGCAGACATTAACGTTTGGGGAAAAACATCCTGCGACAGAAGAATACTTAGCCTCCATAAAACAAAAGGACAATGTAACTTTGAAGAAACAAAACAACTCTTCTTAAATAATGTTCTGACAGAAGCCTTGACAGATGGGACCCCTGCCTACTATAATTCCAACATCCTCGGCAGGTACATGAGGAAGGATTACTTCAATCCAACCCCTTGACACCACCCCCCTGGATGCTATATACTTACAAGGTAAGCAACGGAGGAAACGACGATGACTGAACGAGAAATTCAAGACTGCTTTTTTGATCTTGAAATTCATCAAAAATCAATTGATGCACTCGTCGATCACCTCCATGAACTAATCTCGGAAGGTAAGATCAGTGATGCTAAGATCGTTGCTGATCGTATCCGAGAGATGCAAATGGGATAGTAGCTCAGTTGGATAGAGCAACTGCCTTCTAAGCAGTCGGTCGCAGGTTCGAGTCCTGCCTATCCCGTAGTCTCGGACAGACTATAAGTGTGCCCTGGTGGAGTCAAATCCCTAATTATGCCCGTCTCGGACAGACGTTAAATGTGCCCTGGTCGGGATGGGTTTTACGACCCCTCGGGTTTCTTGCTTCCTAAAAGCAAGTGGTGCGGATGGGGAATTCTTTCTCCGCCTGGTTTCCAATTTCCAGTTAAAGAATTGGTGGCGTGCATGGTGACCTGTTTATGAACTTCAATATCGTTGGACAATACTTGAATCAAAAACAAGCATTTTCTAACCCTGCTTATTATGCCATGATTCGTGTCATCTATAAGCAGATTGAAGGGAATAAACTGCAATCGGAAAATTGGTACGAGTATATGTTCCCTGATGGGGAACCATATAAAAAAGAGTACCATACATATGAAACAATATCATCTAATGAAGTTGAATTTCAATCCTATGATATGGATTGGCAACCCACTTGTAAATTTAAATTCACCTGGGATGGAACTTTTTGGGTTGCATCCCCCTGTGGTGAATGTATTGTAAAGGGTGTAAAAATCGAAAGTGTGGCAAAGTTTAATGACTCTGTATACATTTCCGAAGATGTAGGGTATGATAAAGATGGTAATATAGTATTTGGTCGAGTAGGAATGCCATTTGTGTTTGATAGATTATGACAGATATTCCCATCTACAATAATAAAGGTATTCAAATAAATTCAGTTTTTATTCCTGAAGATATTGAATACGTTAATGGTAGAGTTTGTAAGGGTAAAGACTTTTACTACAAAGGAGTAGGAGTTCCATACAAAGTTCATTTACTTCCTTCTGATCTAATGACGGATGAATATGAACTTGTGGATGTATCTGATATTTTTTATCTTGGCAATATTGTCAGTAAGAAATGCTATCAACACAAATTTGGCATCTTCCAAGAAAGGCACCAAAATCATTTCACTGATTGGATCGGTGCCTGTGGAATTAAAGAATTGAATATTCTAGAAAACTTATACGACGAAAATGGTTTTGAACTTAGTGCTATTGAAGTTCTAGGTTATGAAACTATCGATGAAGAGAATCAGCAGTATTATTTGAAGGTAAACTATCCTGGTGGTAGACTTAATTACTTAGATAACCCAGATCCTAAAAAACTGAGATCTCTAATTGATTATATGATCACTAACAATTGGAACTTTCCATGGGATAAAAATTCAATATCTGATATTTCTTCAGACTCTTTAGTTACAGATGTTGCTGATATCTTTCACTCAAAGGATATTCAAAATAAAATCGGTAGTGTTTACTCTGTATTACATAGTTTGGCAAAGAAAGATTTTAATGAGTATTTAAAATTCTGTAAGGTTAATAATCTTCAACATCTAGATGATACTTGGTTTGTATTCAATACACTATACCTTCTTACTTTTTCTGGTGAAAATGTAGTACATCTCTTTGATTCATCTCCACAAGAAACATACAAAAATATTGTTAGTAATTATCTTGTTACTGGAAAGAATTGTGGTTTCTGTGGAATAGGAAGTTGTAAGGGAAGAAAGGATGCAAACCAAACATACGGGGAAGAGATTAGAGATACATATATTGAACTAACAGAAAAACAGTTTTCTGTCTCTTGACAATCAGAATATACAGTGCTATATTCTGTACATGCCCGAGTGGTGTAATTGGTAGCCACGCATGACTTAGGATCATGTTCTGTAAGGAGTGGAGGTTCAAGTCCTCTCTCGGGCACTTGAAAGGAACGGAAATGGAAATGTTCAATCCTTTCAAACGAGTCGGGATCATCATATCCGACTCACCAATCCTCTGGTAGTCTATTGGTAAGGACGGGTGGACAACACACATGGAAACTGGGTTCGATTCCCAGACAGAGGTAAATAACACCCCTCAAGCCTATCAACGATGCTCAAACAGAGGGGTCACTGCGGATGTAATTCAGTGGTAGAATGTCTGCCTTCCAAGCAGAACGTCGTCGGTTCAAGTCCGATCATCCGCTTCCTCCATGAGGATACATACAATGTCACTTATTTCACAAAAAGATCGGCAAAATGTCATTGAATCTCTTGACTTCTATCTATTCAGTAAAGGAAAAGATTTCAGTGAAGAAAAGAGAGCAGAATTCAATGCACTTATTAACTGGATTAAATTGGAATATTTCAAACATGAAAATTAATTTATGGTACTGTGAACAAATGAAACAATGGAGATGGTCTCTCACTGATGATCACAGACCTATTGTTCGTCAAGAATCTGGTCAACAACCCCATCTTCGTGATGCTATGAATGACATTGCAAACACTGTAGAATTTATGCTACAATCACAACAAACTTAATGCCTAGTAGCTCAGCGGTAGAGCATTCGACTGTTAATCGACTTGTCCCTGGTTCGATCCCAGGCTGGGCAGTCCGTGTGAAGGAAGTGCAAACAAAGGAGTAAATTATGGACAAGCAACAATTTGAACAAGTTAATTTTGCCGAGTTGGAAGCAAAATCCAGATTTGCTTCTTTGTTTCCAAAAGATATTAAATTTTTAATTACTCTAGTAGAGGAATTTGAATCAGGTAAAGACTTAGATCACAAAACAGGATTTAGTGAATCTAAGATGATGAAAGAAAGAGTTTTACTTAAATTGAATGCATACTTAGATCTGTTTAATGGTTTGGATCCAGAAGCAATTGATCCAAATATGATCTCTCATGTAATGCCAGAAGATTTTAAAAACAAGTATTATGATCAAATTTTTAAATCGCATCAAGAATACCTCGGATCAAAACTCCCTCAACGATACTAGACAGTGTTCCAAGTGTCAGCAGGAGAAACCCCTTGACAAGGACCACTACCAGGTAGTAAAGTACTTTCGTACAGGGTTCTCCTACTACTGCAATGACTGCAACAAACCAAAACCGAAAGATTAAAGTTCTACTTGATCGATTTCCATATCGATATGTTCAGGTTGGTACATTAGAAATTAATGATAAACCTGATTGTCGTATTCAAAAAGTAGATTCATATACTGGTCGTTATCGGGATATGTATCTTTGTGATAATGAGATGCAACTGATGACTGCCATGGAGGATCATGATTACACTTGCTGGTTAGATCCAGATCGAGTTCCATGTTATGTTAAAGGAGATGATGACGATGAATGACAAAGCACTCTATCAACTAGAACGTGCTATTGATGCACTAACTGAAATGGTAAAGTATCTAAAAGAAGATAATACTGTAATTACTGGTTCTGGTGTATTAGGTGGAAACGATGATGTTCCACACTCTCAATATTGGTATGACTATGATCGTAATGATCTCTATCGTTCCAATCCTTTCTTTGGAACTACTGTAAGTAGTAGTTCTTCCCCTGACGTTATTACTTTCTCTTAATTATGCTTCGTGTAAAAGTTGATCTTGAACCTTTTGGCATGACCATTAATGGTAAACAACTTGCTGAAATTCGTATTTGGAACTCTACTGGTAAAGGTCTCACCTCAAAACACAACTACGAATATGAATTGATTGAACCTAATCCTTTGGTTGGACCTGCAATCATTCGTCGTGGTAGTATCACAGGATACGATAGAGACCAACCAGTTGTAAATCTTGTCAGCAAAGTCTTACAAGAGGCACTTGACAATCCTTAACAAATCCTATATAGTATGGTCTGTCACAAAACTTAACATGACCACAACTACTAATGAATTTGGCCAACAGAATATGTTTGCCAAAGAACCACAAATGTACATTCCTCAGGAGACTATCGAAGCTATGAACAACAACGTATATGAAACTCACAATGAAAAGGCAGAACGTCTGAATGGTCGTCTTGCTATGCTCGGTTTTGTAATTGCTGTTGGTACTTACATTACCACTGGTCAAATCATTCCTGGTGTTCTGTGAGTGCTGGAATGCTTGGGCAATTGAGTCTTGCCCTTCAGAAACTTGTAGAAGATGGGGTATGGGACAAAGATGATGAACTTAAAGTCTGTATAGCAGGCACCTTACCAAAAGATAAGTTCATCGTTATTCAGAATACTAGCAAGAGGGGGTGACCCCTCTTTTTTCATAAATACTTATGCCTATGATTTGTCAATTGAGTTTGTAACTCTATTAACAAGTCACCTTAGCAGTGACTTGGTGCATTTATTAATCTAAAAACATTCTGTTTTTGTTAATCAATCACTTATTCACTGCATAAAAATGAACAATATTCAAAAGACGCTTGCTGTAGCGTCTGCTCTTTTAATGGGAGCACCAACAGCAGTCGCAGATACTATATCTGGGACAGATTTTGAGTCGGGAAATACTTCGGGATGGAACACTGGAACTCAAACAGGAACACTAGATGCCACAATCAGTGGAGGAGGAACTGGTGTTAGTGTTGTAGATAATCCAGTTATCTTCAATGCTGGTTCTTTCCCCGCAGTAGGAAGCCCAACATTACAAGATGGTTCTCCTAACCCATATCACGCACCCGCAGTAACACCAACCACTTGGGAGTTTGCTCCTTACGGAACTGCTGGTGCTGCATTGCAACCAAACGGTCAACAAACATTTAACCAAGCAACAGAAGCACTTGGTTTAACTCCAGAGCAAAATCAAGCAATAAGAGATCTTCTCACTCAACAACAACAAGCATCAGGACTT